AGGGTTAGCTGATCAATATAGAAATGCGGGGTGTAACTTTTTACTGGAACACTTTACTAACCCTCCCGCATTGGGAAATAATAAAGGTTCCAACTCTATTGAGGAAGGCTTGATGGCTATGCTCCAAGCAGTAGAGGCTGGTAAATTCAAAGTATTCTCTACTCTCTCAGATTGGTTCGAGGAGTTCAGGATGTACCATAGGAAAGATAACAAGGTAGTTCCTTTAAGAGATGACCTCATGTCTGCAACAAGGTATGCCTTTCAATCTCAACGCTTTGCAGTTGCAGGGGAAGACCCCACATGGACGCAAGACGTTGAATACAGGAACTACGGAATTATTTAATGGCGAAAGAAAAAATCACCGAAGAAGAACTGGTAGCTAGGATCAATACAGAGGTTACTGATGCTCTAGGCTATGGCGATACTATTTCGCAACAGAGAGAGAAGGCTATGGAATATTACTATGGCCTGCCCTTTGGAAATGAAGTAGAGGGTCGCAGCCAGTTCATAGATTCTACAGTACAAGATACCATTGAATGGATTAAGCCCTCCTTGATGCGAGTATTTGCCTCCGGGGATGAAATGGTAAAATTTAATCCTCATGGTCCCGAAGACGTTGCAATGGCTGACCAAGCTAGTGATTACGTGAACTATGTGTTTACCAAAGATAATCCTGGTTGGGAAATTTTATACTCATGGTTCACTGATGCCCTGCTATCAAAGAATGGCATAGTCAAGGTATGGTGGGATGAGTATGAGGACAGTCAACGGGAAGAGTATAGAGGCTTAGATGAAATAGGATTTTCTGTTTTAATAAACAGTCCAGATGTTGAAGTTCTTGAGCATACTGAATATACAGAATATGAATCTCCACTACATGATGTCGTTATAAAGCGCAGTTCTTATAATGGCAAGATAAAAATAGAGAATGTTCCACCGTCCGAATTTCTTATTTCAAGAGATTCCAAAACTATTCAACAGGCAAGATTTGTTTGTCATCGAGTAAAAAAGACTTTATCTGAATTAAGAGAATTATATCCAGATGAAGATCTTGGCCCAGAAGATTTGGGAAGTGGTGAGTATGACGATCAATTCTTTGGTGAAAGAGAAGCACGATTCGATTTTGATAATAGCTCTAATTTTAATTTAGGTGATTCTATATCAGAGGAAGCCTTAAGAACATACTGGCTGTATGAATCTTTCTTGAAAACAGATTTTGATGGTGATGGAATTACAGAGTTACGAAAGGTTTGCACTGTAGGGGATAAAGTTTTACAGAATGATGAGATAGATTCTATTCCATTTGTTTCTATCACACCGATTAAGATTCCCCACAAGTTCTTTGGTATGTCGGTCGCAGACTTGGTGATGGATTTACAATTGATGAAATCCACGCTTATGCGTAACTTAATGGATAATATGTACAACCAGAACTTTGGTAGGTACGCAGTATTAGAGGGGCAGGCGAACCTTGATGATCTGCTCACGCAAAGACCAGGCGGAGTGGTGAGAGTTAAATCCCCTAACGCCGTAATGCCCCTCACAACACCTGCTTTAGAACCCTACTCCTTCCAGATGCTTGAATACTTGGATGGGGTGAGGGAGTCTAGGGCTGGTGTATCGAGGATGTCTCAAGGCATGAATGAGAACGCTCTGACATCACACACTACAGCCACCGCTGTAAACGCCGTTATGACAGCAGCACAGAGTCGGGTAGAACTGATAGCCAGAAACTTTGCAGAGACTGGTGTGAAAGACCTGATGATTACTATCTATGAATTGTTGTTAAAGAATCAGGATAAGGAAAGGGTCGTACAACTAAGGAACCAGTGGATTCCTGTACGCCCTGATGCCTGGAATGATAAGGTTGATTGTACTGTATCCGTGGCTCTAGGTCATGGCAGTAAAGATCAACAGATGGCGCATTTATCTCAGATGCTCAGTTTTGCCGGACAAGCAATGCAGGGTGGTCTAAGTATTGTTACCGAGCAAAATATGTATAATCTTGGATCAGCCCTAGTGAAAGCTATGGGCTTCCAGAATGTCAGTGATTTCCTTACTGATCCCGCTATGGCTCCCCCAAAACCACCTAGCCTTGAAGAGCGGGAAAAACAAATGGAGTCTCAGATAAAGCATAAGGAACTGGAAATCAAAGCTGCTGAAGTACAGATCAAAGCTCAGAAAGTTCAACAGGATGCTCAAGAGGCTGCGGTAGACGCCCAGTTAAAGATGGGAGAACTACAGTTAGAGCGTGAACAGAAGAGAGCAGTAGCGATAGGGGCGACGTAATATGGCAATGACGGATGAAGAATTGCGTAATATGAATATTGCGCGTTCCACGTTAAACAATATGAATACTGGTGGTGGCGGTTGGAGTAATAGGTTTAGAACTAGAACTCCAGCGCAAATCCAATTGGGAGTAGATGCTTTCGACAGAGAATATACTCCTGGCCAACTGGGGCCAAGAGGCCCACAGCCGGGATTTGGAAAGCCAATGCCTGCGAAAAATGCTAGATTCAACGAATTGCTTTTTAATTTTCTAGATATAATTAATCCAGCAAATCGACAACCACGGAAAGATGCGGTTTTGGCTAATAGACTTGGCCCATCTAATAACTACGTTACAAGATATTTAGAGGAGAGGGGATTATCTACCGTATAAATGGATACTGAAGAAAGGGAACGAAGGGCTAATGACCTTCTTAAAGACGAGTTGTTTAATGAGGCATTTGAGGTACTAAGAAAAGATTTAATGGATCGCTGGAATGCCAGTGGTTCGACAGAGTTGGAGGCCAGAGAATCAATCTGGCTTGCGATGAGACTGCTTGACAGGCTTTATGGTCATGTAAAGTCCATAGTTGAAACTGGACACATGAATAAGGTTATGGCACAGCAACACCCATTCATCTAAAGAGGATTTAAATTATGGCGGATAAGCAAGTAGCCCCGCAAGCACACGAAAATCAAATGCAACCAGGCAGTATAATGGAAGCACAAGAGGTATTACTCGGTCTGATGGAATCCGAAGAGAAGAAACCAGAAACTGAGCAAACCGCCCCTACGGAAGAAGAAGAGTCCACTGAAGAAATTCAAGACGAATCATTGGAAGAGGAGTCCGAAGAGGAAGCCGAAGAGTCTGATGAGGGCGAAGAGGAAGAATCTGAGGAAACTGACGATGGAGAAGAAGAAGACCCTCTATACGCTGTCACTGTAAATGGTGAAGAGCATGAGGTTACCTTTGACGAACTTCTGAGAGGCTATAGTCGCCAGTCAGATTACACCCGAAAGACGCAAGAACTGTCCAATGACAGGAAACAGATGGAGGAACTGCAAAAACAGTACAACTCTGAGGTTTCCACCATACAGGCAGAGCGTCAGCAGTACATGGAATCTTTGAATCAGATCATAGCCAATTCATCGGCTGGTCTTGACAAGTTCGCAAATTTGGATTGGCAATCTTTAAAAGATACTGATCCTATTGAATATGTCACAAAGAAAGAGGAGTTTAGGGAAGCGCAGGAGAGGGTTCAGCAGATGCAACAAGAGCAGTACCATGCTCAACAGCGTCATGCAGAAGAGTCTAAGAAACTGCGTACCCAGATTCTTCAGGAAGAACACGGCAAACTTTCTGCCGCTCTTCCAGAATGGGGTGAACCCGAAAAGCAGAAAAAGATGGCTACGGAAATCCGTGATTACGCTTCCAGCCAGGGATTCTCTGCTGAGGAAATAAACTCCCTTGTAGATCACCGTTCTTTACTTGTTTTACTGAAAGCGTCTAAGTATGATGCCATGCAGAAGGCCGATGTAAAATCAAAGAAATTGAAGAATAAACCAAGGGTTGTACGTCCTGGTACGGGTCGTGAAAAAAGAGAAGATTCCAAATCTAAGCGTACTGCCAAAATGAAGCGTCTCCGAAGTTCAGGTCATGTCGATGATGCGGCCTCTATTTTGGAAGATTTATTTAATTCCTAATAAGGAGAATAACAAATGGCAATTGCTACAAATACGTCACTGACTTATTCGTCAGTAGCGATCCGAGAAGCATTGTCAGATGTAATTTACAACATCGCTCCTATGGACACACCCTTTATGTCAGGTTGTGCCAAACAGACTGTAGATAATACTTTCTTTGAATGGCAGAC